CCATTAATAGCAAAATCTAATTGCAATCCCGCTCTAACCCAAGAACTTCTAAAAGTCGGACTACCTCCAACAGAACTATTAAAAGTGATTATATTACCCAAATTTCCGACGCTTATGAAATCAATCTCTTCACTCCCAGCGAAGTAAATCGTCGCGGCCATTTATCTCAAAGCCTCCTCGATCGAAACGTAATATTTATATCCGAAAGAGTATTATCCGGCGTCACCGGACCAAGAACTTCAATAATCTGCCCAGCGTTTAACCTTTGAACAATATTATCACTCGTCGTAAAAACCCCATCATAATCCCCCGCCCCCCAAACTACGCTACCAATCTGATTAACACTTTGATTAGAAATTCTATTTACAACAATCGTAGTCAATCCCGCCGAGGCGATTCTTCCTGTCCCATAACTACCTAAGAAATTCGTAAAAAACATAACACTTTCGGTGACCAAAACTCTAATTCTCATCCGATCATCATCCCCGCCACCAACCATATTTCCAGGCCAAAACATCGCGATTGGATAAGGACTTAGTTCCCATCGAGCGTCGTAATTGGTCAACGACGCCTTTCGAAGTTGATCCCCTTGATCCCCCCCGATCGGTAAGCCCGAATCAAAATCAAGAATTAATCTAATAATCCTCTGACCCGTCGCCGGCCAATCAATCTCACTATCATCAGAATTACTTGAACTAACAATTAAATCTCTAGTAAGTATATTTGGCGCGGTGAACGTGGCTTTTGTGTATTCAACCTTCGAAGAATCTGTAACTTCAATAAGAAGATTACTCGCCCCATCGGAAAGTTTATCCAAAAATCTATACGAATTCGCCAGTGCGCCAGAGACAACATAACTCCCCGTGCCCGAAGTAAAACTAACCTCCGCGACACCATGAATAACATTCTGCGCCATAATTTACGCAGCCCTGGTTCTGGTCGAAACTTCGAGTTTTTTCTTATCTAAAGTATTCGTAACTTGTTTAAAGCCCCGTTCCGAAATTCTTCCATGCTCTCTCCCAACCATATTCACCCCACGTACTTCATTAACCAACTCTTTAAGCAAACTTATCATTTCCGGCGAGGAAAGGCTCGGCCCCGTCCCGTTTGGATAAATCTTATTCCCCCCATTTTGCACCATCCACTCCGGCCCGTTTTCACCAACAAGAATCATCCCGCTCGGAGTCGAATCAGTTCCGCCCGCAAACGTTCTATGCCCGAGAATATCATCAAAAGCCGTAATTAACTCATTCCTCAAAGTCGCCGTTTGTGGCGCATTTCCAAAAGCCGTTTGAGAAAGTTGAAACTCACTCTGTGCATTAGTAACCAAATTCGAAATTTCCCCAAGATTCCCCCCTTTCACCAATCTCAATTCTCTTTGCACATTATCATTCGCCGCAGAAATCTGCCCACCAATCGTCAAACCACTCAACGTCCCCGTCTTTAACTGATTCTCCAAGTCGATTAAAGTTTGTGTTTGATTCTTCCAAATTTCATCCAGTCGATCGGCGTTGAGTTTGTTTACCTCGACTACTCTCGCCCCAATCGCAATAGCATCATCAACCCGTGCCTTACCGGCCTCTTTTTCTTGCCGAATTAACAATTGAATCGGATCATTAATCGCTAATTCCGCATCGCTTATACTCTTATACAAATCCTCTCTAAGTCTTCTATGCGCCTCTTCCAACCCGGCGTTAATCGGCGCAAGACTCAAACCATACGTATTTGCCTTTGTCGTAAGATCATCAAAGATGGTTCCAATCTGATTAAACGCCTGTTCAAACGGCCCGATCTTCTTAGCATCCGTCGCAATCGAATCAAACGCAGAATCAAATTGCCTTTTAAGATTATCATAAACCGTAATAAACTGCAACGCATCTTGAAGTTGGTTTGGATCGGTCAAACTATCCAAAACCGTTCGCGCCGTCGAGCTAACATTTCCCTCTAAATAATGCAACGCCAGCATTTCAACGGCCTTAATAGCCTCTTCCGCGCTACCGAACTTAACTCCTTCAGAAACAACCAACGTCCCTCTTTCACTTCCAGCATTACCAATACTTCCCGCAATTCTAATTCCATCTCTAGTCCCAACGTTCGTATTCAAACTTCCAGCAACAAGTGTTCCAGGCAATGCCGTCGTCAACGTATTTATAAACGTACTTACACTAGTTAAAATCTGTTTACTCGTCGCATCACTTTGAGAATTTCCCGCCGAATTCACCCCGAATATATTATTCTTCGTAAAATCCAAAACCCCACCCGAGGCGAAGTTACTTGGTTTCTTATTAAACAAACTTCCAAATAATAAACTACCAATCCCGGCGGCAATACCCAAAACAGGTAAAACTGAACTCAACCCAAGTCCAGCGACACCAAATAAACTCCCGCCGCTTCCTAATAATCCACTAGTACCAATTCCACCCCCTGCTAATCCCTCAGCACCAATCAACGGCCCGGCTTCACCAACCAAAGAACTACTTATCGAACCCCCAATATCTCCAAAAAGTCCACCAAACAACCCACTCGACGACGAACTTCCACTACCCCCGAATAAACTAAAAGCATCCTTCGCAATTCCACCCACAGTTCCGATATTACTTAAAGAAAAAGTCGGCTGGCCTTGTGAGTTCGTTCCTGTTTGAGTAAGTCCAATAGAACCCGTTCCAGAAGTTCCACTAGAACTCCCACCAAATAAACTCCCAAACGTCCCAAACTGTTGAGCCAAATTTCCAAATCCCAACGCCGAAAAAATACTCCCCGTCAACGGCTTAATCAACGTCATTTGCAAAAGTTGATTACCAATACTCGTAAGCGCCTGTCTAAACGTATCCGCCCAATTCGTTACTTTCGATTTATCAAAAATTCCATCAATAGCCGTTAGAAGCCCACTACCAATTTGATCGGCAATTGACTTTAAACCCTCTTCCAATCTCGCTTGCGCCCGTTGTGCGTCATCCAACGCTATCTTAGTCTTTCCCAATGCATCAACAATCTGTAATCTTTTTTGATATTCCTCATTATTTATAGGAATACCTTTTGCATCTAACTCTTGTTTAACTTGTATCAAACTAGTTTGTCTAGCAATCTCTTGGCTAGTTTGTCCTTGCAACCCAATCTCTGCTCTTAAAACTTGCATAGTATTCTGATCTTGAATATCCTGTTGTTTAAAATTCGCAATAGATTTATCTAAATCCAACCTTTTAGTCTTTTCTAAATTCAGCTTAATCTCTTGTTGAATCTGAGCTTCAGTTACCTTACTCCCATCAACTCCTGCCCGATTAATAGCCTGTTGCGTTGCTGCAATTGCTTGATTCTGCAATTCCGCCTCATGCCCCGCCGCCGCGCCTTTATTCAACCCTTGAATTAATCTCTCTTGCGCGGCGATTTCTGGCGTCATAGCCGCCGTTGTTTCGCTCGCCCCCCTAACTGCATCCGCCGCAGCTTTTCTAACAATATTTGAATAAGCTTGTTCAACAGTTATCCCTGTTTGTCTAGATTCAATTTGCGCTTGTTGAAGTGCTTCACGTTTAAATCCTTCCGAAGTTCCAATTTTAAACCCTTCAGTTGCATCATTTTGAACCTTAATCCCCATCTGTGTTAATTCATTTTGTTTACTCAAATCAATCAACGCTGTTTCACGAGTCTTATCAAACTCTACATTCGCCAATCTCCAAGCTTCAAACTTATCAGTTCCACTTCCAATTAATTCATTATACTTAGCCGAAGCCGCCGTCTCTGCCGTTTTCTGAATATTCCACAATTTCTCATTCGTAATCGCAGTATCTTTTAATCTATTATCTCTTTCCAAAGTTTTATCAAAATCACTCAACGCGGTATTAGATTCTTTAATCAAATTAGCATCAAAACTTGGAACCTGTGGTAATCTCGACGTAGCCAGCGCCATACCGGAGTTAGAACTAATAAAATTCCTTCCTGCCGCCATTCTGGCAGCACCAGTTGCTTGGTTCGCAGTTGGAATTTCAATCGGCTCTATATGCCCCCAATCACCAGGAACCGTTTGATGAAGACCAAAATTCTGCAACCTACTCGCGGAACTTGAACTCAAATTCCCAAGATCAACAGCAAGTCCTTGACCAAGTATATCTGCATTATGCAATCCAGTTCCACCGGAATTAAAACTACTCGGATGGCTTCCAAACCTAGCCGCCGAATTAACAATAATCCCCGCCGCTTCTGCATTTAGAAAATTATTAATCCTCTGAGCAAATTCAGAATTCAAGTCTTGAATATCTTTATTATTAACATTCGCTGCGGTTAGATCAGATAGGGTTGAATTAGAACCAGTTAAAGCTCCACCGGAATTGAGCGCACTTCCAAAAGTTAACCTTTGCATTTCCGCAGCGCGTTGTGATCTTCCCGGCGTAGCTTCTGATCTAGTCGGTCCAGAAAAAATCCTACCTATTTGAGAATTAGCCGCCAATTCTCCATTATCAATAATATACTTTAAATTATCCGCCATGTGTTTAAATAAACTATCAATTCCAGTAAAGAGACTAGAATCGGTAATTTTATTTACAAGAGTATTCCATCCACTTCCAACGGCATCAAAAAACTGACTAAAACCATTCCTTTGTTTTTCATGTTCAGCCACAAGTCGAGTCGTTAATAAAGCCATTGCATCACCAACGGCCTTTACACCATTACCTCTTTGTATTTGAATCGCAATCTCAGCCGCTTCTGCAACTGTAAAAGCCTTAGTATCAAGTCCAAGTTTTACAACTGCATCACTCTGAGCATTTAACGCCTCATTTACTTTAGCAATTCCAGCCGCGTCGCCAATTCCTAATCTCGCCCCAACGTTAACCCCCAATGTCGCAAGACTTCTAACTGCGTTTGGATTTTGTAAATTAACATTAGAATTTCTGGCTAAATCAACAATTCCCTTTTCCGCATCAGCAGAAGCAACACCAACCGCGCGAAGATCATAGGATAATTTCTGCAACGCTACTGAACTAGTATTAAACTGTGGAACTATATCTCTTAAAACTGCCTCAAACCTTCTCAACTGCAATTCATTAGAAACCGATCTTGTAAAAATAACCGCAAAAGCACCTGCTAGAGCTACGCTTGCCGTAACCGCCGCTCCAACTGGCGTTGCAACCCAAGCTACAAGCGACATTGTCCATTTACCAACAGCCTGGGCCGCTTCAGTTACAACTTTAGTTATCCCCCCACCTTGTTGAAACACCTGCACAAACTGCCCGGCCTGTTGGGCGAAGATTCTAAACGGCGTCTGCCCCATAACCAAACCAGAAACAACGTCATTAACTTGGAAACTAAGATTAGTTAACGTGTATTGCATAAGGCGTGAAGAATGTTCACCTTCAACCATAGCCCCAGAAAAACCTTTTTGTCCTTGCGCCGCTTTCTGCCCCGCTACCGTTGTAGAATTATAAGCATCAATCGCACGGTTCATCTGCGCTGAATAATTACTCCAATCCAACGTCCCCGTCGCCATGAGTTCATTCAATTCACTCATAGTCTTTTGATAATTTTTCACCGCCGTGGCGTCTTGGTTAAACTTCTGAGTCAAATAATCCAATCTATTCGCGGCGTCGGTAATTTTCTTTGAATCAAACGCTTTATTTTCCGCCTCCGCCCGAATTTGCAATTGAGCAATTTCTTGCTTATAAGAATTCGCCCGGTTATAATTATCAATCAAAACCTGTTGAGTAACTGCTTTACTTTTAGTTTCCGCCGCTTCTTGCGCTTGAATAATTTCATTTTGCGCTTGTGTTATCTCATTCGCGGCCTGCATCTGAGCTTGCAAATCACGAGTAAAATCTGGCCCTGCAACCGGCTCCGTTATCTTTTGAATCCCCAATTGCGCCGTTTGAGCATTTTGATCGGCACGAGAACTAGAGATTAATTTCGCCCGAGCTTCAGCCAATCTCTGCGCCGCAACTACCTCTTCATTATAACTTCCAACAATCTTCGAATTCATCCCCACATATTGTTCTTCCGTAACCAACCCGGCTTTAAATGCTTGATTTAAACTAGCCAATTCCCCCGTCATTTGTTTCGCACTTGCACTTGCTGGTTGATACTTAGATATTAAACTACTTAACCCATTCACCGCCCGTTCAAAAGCTTGTGTTAAACTAACATACGTCGCCTCTAACGCTTTATTCTCCGTACTCGCCAAAGCCAAAGCATTTTTTAAACCTAAAACTTTCTGCGCCTGAAGTTCAAGCGCCTGACTCGCCCTTTGCGCCGCAGCTACATTCGTCCCCCCCATTATCCCAATTAATCTATCCATTTCCACCTGCGCTTTATTCGCCGCAGCCGCGAGTGGATTTAAACTCCTTTCAATCTGCCCCAAGAATCTATTCGTATCTCCTAAGCTTTTAACAATTCCCGCGCCAGAAACACTAACGGCGCCAGTTACAGAACCAGCCGCGTTCTCAATCGCCTTAAACGAATCAATAATCCGTTTACCAAGCGCAACCGCCTCGACGCTTCCTTGCCGCAAGCCACTTGCATCAACTACAAGTGATACTACGGCGTCATCATTTGATGATTGCAAAAGATAAATTCCTTATCTTTAATATTTCGGCGTCATAACCAACGCCGGATACGTCAATTCCGTCCCGGCCTTCGTATGTAATCTTCTTCTTCCACTCTTCCTAACCTGAACATAATCATTTTTAAGAACATACGCCCCTTCGAGTTCGATATATTTCAAATCAATAACAACCGTTTGGCGATACTTCCTCAAAACAATTTGTCTAACTTTCTCGACAATCCCCGGCGGGACGTTTCTAATTCTCGCCCCACGAACATGAATTTTTCGGGCGTAGGGTTGGTTATTAACAAGAATTAGTTCTTGAACCTGATTCGGAACAGAATTTTCATTAACCAAATTTCGATCCGCAATCAACATCCAACTTTTTTTATATCTTCCACTCTGAACAGGCGATAAGTCCCTCGCCGTTTGTATCGCTAACTTCCCCACCTGCCCCATTCGTAAGAAAACATATTGAATAACCCCAAACGGTCTGACTGCATCTTCGCTCATAACCGGAATACCATCAGCGAATATCTGATATCCCGGCTTATCCCCTTGTCGAGCTAAAAAAGCGTTGAGACTTTTTCTCGCAACCTCAATGTGCTTGCGCCTTGCAACTTCAGGACTGAACCTTTGTAAATTTAAATTAATTACACTTTCAAACCCCCCACGCAAAATCTATTTCCTCTTCGCTTTAGGTTTGGTAGCATTTCGATTTGCATTAGTCTGCCGTCGTTTTGCCATAGCCAAAAGTTTCTTCATCGCAAGTTCAGGATCAGCGGTTTGATTAGCAATCTTCTCTTCCTCACTCTCACCCTCGCCTCCAAACGGATTAGTCTTCTTAACAAAATCCACCACGCCTTTAATCGCCATTTCTAATTGTGAAATAGTTGTAGTGAGAATCACTTCTGGTTCCCACTTCAACCATCCAGCCACAGCCTCGTAGAGATTATCATAATACTCTTCGAGACTAATTAATCGTTTGGGCTTGATCCCTCAAACTTATTCTCATTTTCATCAGGATCATCGGGCAACGGCTTTCCACCATTCCCCAAAATCGCAACGTATTTAATCAATGGAATAAGAAGCTCTGCCGTAAGTCCATTTTTATAAACTCTTTCGGGCAAATCCCTCGCGTCTCTATCATTAAGATTAAGCCCCATCCTCAATATAAACGCCACCGCGTCATAATTCTCTCTCACTAACGCTGCCCTTGCGTTGGCGAAACCATCAAACTGCCTAGAAATTGAACTCGCCGCTCGTATACTTGGCTTAAGTACCAAATCCTGTTCATCAAAATTAACAGGTACTTCACCACTATTAATCTTAAACTCGTTTGCCATAACTTATTTTCCTTTGTCGGGAAGGATGGGGGAGGCAACCCGACATTACCTCCCCCTGTTACGTTTCAAACGTAACACTCAAAGCCAAAAGGCGAAAGGGTAAACTCCCTCTAGCTCTGAGGTAATTAGCTAAAAACTTAGTCGGATCAGTTCCTAGCTATTCAAATTAACTCGCCCCGGTGAAGATCGTGGTATTAATGTCGAGAGTTACCATAAGCTGAATAACCTGCAATGCCCCCATCTGAGTTCTTGCGCTCAACACAAGCGCCCCGAAATACATCGTATCGAAGCTCGCATCAGCACCTACGAGTGTAATCTTAAATGGGTAAGTATTCTGGTTACTAGCTTCTGCGTAGGCTTTCAACGCCGCTTGGCCTGTATCCGAAAAGTCTTGCGCCAAAACCAATTGAATATTCCCATCGTCGTAACCAGCCTTAAGCTTTCTCATCCTCCCTTCCGCCACCGTTTGATAAGTAACAGGTGAGAAAACCCGTCCCAATTCACCCATATTCGTAATCAAACCGATTTCCGTTGTGATAGTTAACCCTTGAAAATCACCAATCGCATCGGCACTTGCGTCTATGTCGGTCAACGGCGTCGCACTTGTATAAAGTCTTGCACCTAACGTACCAGTTCCAGCGGCCATGATTTTACTCCTAAGTTAAAAGAGCGGAATTACCGGACCGCTGGCCGGATGGGAATTTCTTTGAGTAAATTACGTATCCTGCCTTACGTAAAGATAATCAACAGTTTCGGTTCTCGACGCAAGTGCCGTTTCCGAAACAGCGAGTGTTGGATAAAGAGCGACAGAAGTTCGGCAAGCCGTTGTCATCGTCGTACCAACCTGAACCCCGTCGATAAAGAAATCTGCATCTCCATTCGCGGCGATTTCTATTCTAAGAACAGCATAAGTGTTAGCTGAAAAAGCTTCTAGCGAATCTTGCGCCGTTTCATCAACATTGTTATTAACGCCGACTAACCAAATATCATCAGTCGCCATCCGTGTATCGAACATAAACCCAACAGCGTCAGTTGCCGTTGTCGTAATAGTATCACCCGATCCTGCACTTTCGATCGGCGCTTCTAAACTCGCCTTTTGATCCGTAACGCCGAAGTAAGCATAGGCATTGGTAATCGCGCTAAGCTTAACTTTCGCCTCAAGAACAAGCGGCCCATTACTCAGCGTATAACCTGCATCCCCAATCGCTTGAGAACCATTAGTTGCGAAATCCCCGGCGGAGTCATTACCAGAAACCAAGACAAGAGCATTTCCAGAAATTACCGGATCAACCGCCTCAGCGTCAGAACCATTAAACAAATGATAAGCGGCCAAGCTTCCCCCAGTAATAAACCGATCATACATATCGCTCGGCGGAATGTAGAGAATATCCGAATTAATTTCAATCGTACTCGTTGCGTTAATAACTTGCAATCCCCCCATTTGAATCCTAAAACTCATCGCAAGTCCGCGGAACAAAAACGTACTCGGGCCGCCGATCGAATTTGTATTATCGTTCAATTCGATTCGAAAAGCATAATGGTTTTGATTACTTTCATTCGCGGCTGTGTAAAGAAGATTTTGCCCGTCGTCGCTTAAATCCTGCGCCACGACGAGTTGAATACTTCCATCGTCGAAACCCGCCTTTAGCTTACGGGTTCTTCCCTCAGCAACAGTAACGTAGTTAACCGGAGTAAAAACTCGTCCCATTTCACCTAAATTCGTAATCAACCCAATCTCAGTATAATCAAGTGCGAAAAACTCCCCTTCTGTATCAACCGCTTCCGCCGCGGGGGAATCACTCATGAAAAGTTTTGAACCTAAAGTACCTGTACCTTGAGCCATGATCTAATCCTTTGTGAAACTTAACGAGAACTACGAATGATAAACGGCACGCTTCCCGAAACTAAGTAATAATTCCCCTTCGGCTGCTGCGGGGGGAGAAGTCGATCCAATTCGGTTCGATTAAAATAAACCGGGCTTGGCGGATTGGCCCCGTCCATATCAATTACACTTGAAATAGTCCTAAGTTCTAGCGCTTCCGAAAGCGTCACAACCATATCGACATTTCGACTCTTCCCCTCACCCGTCGGGGTAAAACCATGAATAAAAACAATCCCAGCCTCAACTGAATTCTTCTTCCCACTCCCACCATAATAACCCTTTTCAGAATACGTCCCCTCTATATAAATTCCCATATAAGCACTTGATTCGGGTTCTGGTTCATTTTCAAACACTAATGGAATATCAGAAAAGTCGCTAATTGCCCATTGAGTTTCGATGTAACTTCTTATAACTGCTTCAGCGTCTAGAAAATTCATTATTAATCACTTGGGCTGGTGCTGGCGTTTGTCAGGGTCACGACAGCGTGATCCCATAATAGGTCGCGATGTTCTGGCGGATCGCGAGGCGATCACCTGATGATG